GCGGCTCCAAGAGCTTATCATTGACAAGTCAGGAACCCGGCTTTTTGAGTAAAAACAACGCAAATAGTTGTGGAAAAAGCCACTAAACTACAAATAAATTGAAACAGGGTAGTTTGTTGGTATTTGATACCTCAAACCGCCCCGCAACCCGCATGAATGCTCATAAGTCAATCTATAACTTGAAACATAAATAATTGTGAATAAATCTAGTAAATTGTATATGAATGCAAACGATTTGAGGGTCAATTGTAGGCATCGATTTGCTCGCAACCCGCATGAATGCTCACTTCTTATATGACATTGGATTGAAAAAGGGTAATAATTGATTGCGATTTATTCAGATTTATTTGCAAAAATAAACAACTAGATTTTGTGTTTCTCCTCTAGAATCAGTCATGCTTTTACAAAAATATCAAATTATTTACAAATTTACAGATTCTTTGAATCTCAAGACTTGTAGGCACTTTGTAGGTATTATTTTTGGCACCCAAAAGTATGTAGGCACTTTGTAGTCTCATTGATCTAAAGGAAAAACATCATGTCTGTTTGGAAACTTACCGATGCTAAATGCAAATCAGCCAAGGCTGCTAAAAAGCAATACAAAATGTTTGATGGCGAGGGCCTTTATTTGGCCGTGACCCCAGCCGGTGGCAAGCACTGGCGCGTGGCCTATCGGGTTGACGGCAAAGCTCAAACTCACTGCATGGGGCCGTTAGAGCGCATTCCTTTAAAAGAGGCTAGGACGCGGTTGGAGCAATTTAGGGCCAGCCTGTTTAAAGGCACAGTTATCAGGACTGCCGGCGCGGCCCCCTTGGCCAAGGTCAAGTCATTTAAAGAAATCAGTGAGATGTACTGGGACGCTAGGACTGATGTCGGCGCGAATTACATTGAGCAAGCCAAGCGGACTTTGAATAACCACATCTACGGCCAAATTGGCGCAATGCCAATTAATCAAATTGGCGAAGACGAGATGATGAGCGCTTTGCTGGTCATTAATGACAAGGGCATTCCATCTCAGGTCAAATTCTCTAAGATTTACTCTTCTCAGGTCTTTGACTTTGCCTTGACCCGCAAGTGGGTCAGCATGAATCCTTGCAAGCTAATTAACTCTGACAAGTCATTTTCTACTAAGAAAACTGTTTCAATGGCAGCATTAAATGAGCAAGAAGTGCCAGAATTCATGTCAAAAATTGACAATCTTGGCTTGAGTCTGAATGCTCAAACTTGCCGGTTTCTTGCTTTGACCGCGCTTAGAACACAAGAAATGCGCTTGCTTAAATGGGAACACATCAATGGGGATGTGGCCATCATTCCCGCTGAACACATGAAAATGAACAAAGAACACATGGTGCCTTTGTCAACTCAAGCTCTTAAAATCATTGACAACATGAAAGAGCTAGAACATGGCAGCGAGTATGTGTTCCCCAATTACAAAAATCTAGACAAACCAGTTGTTCACAACATTGTCTTGCGTTTAATTGAAACCCTTGGCTATCAAGGCCGCATGACAGGCCACGGCTGGCGCTCAATTTTCTCAACTTGGGCTAATGACCGCCAGTACAACTCCGATGTTATTGAAACCGCGCTGGCCCATACCATAGGCAACGAAACCTCACGCGCCTACAACCGCGCTAAGTACTTGCCCCAGCGGAAACAACTGTTAGATGATTGGGCAAATTGGCTGATGCCACAGGGCGCTCAAGAATCCCTGCGTTTAGTAAAGTAGTTTTGTACCAGAAGCGAGTCTTCTGGCTTAGTTTGACATCAGGGGGCGGCACGGCCCCCCTTTTTATTGCCAGCCGCAATGTGTTAACACTTTTAAAGTTCAAGATTCGCATTAAGTCATGCGGATAAATTGGTATTTCGTTTTGGTTCATTTTTCGCTTTCAATGATCATTTTTCTTAACGTGTCTTGCAGCAGCCTGTTATCCAGCCTCAATGCCTCAATCTGATCTGCCTGTTCACACAACTTTGTGTAACTTGCTTGTGCAAACTTGGCCAGCGCCTCATTTGACCAACTTGCAAAGTTAGGTTGGTTGGAGTTCATTCAATGCCAGCGTTGCAGCGTTTCCATTCAGCAATAAGCGCACTGTCTGATTTCCCATCGTCCTTAACGCGCTTAAATTCATGCGCCTGAGATGGCCAAAGCTGCGCAGCTTTAGCGCGTGATCCATCTTTGCCAGGATTGACGCCCAGCGCCTTTTTCCACTTGCTAGGGGTAACAGTGCTGGTCACAACGCCAAGGCCGGCCAGCACCCCTTTAACGAGGCCAAAGCTCTCACCAAAGGCAAACATCGATGTCACGCCTTGCCCCGGCATGGCACCCACTTGCTCAACTACAGCCACCGCGCCTTGATCCGCGTACAACCTTAATTCAGACGCCAGCATTTCAGGTGACACCCTGCGCTTAAGTTTGCCGCCAGACATGATCTCCACAGCCGGCATCTCAAAAACATGAACAAGCTTGCCACCGCGCTCAAGTATGGCCACCGCGCCCCGTGCGCCCGGATCAATTCCAATTACAAACATTGCTGATTCCTTAATCTGTCTTTTGCGCCAGCCGCTATTGGTCACTGAATTTCTTCATAGCATCAACCACTGACTTGATCTTTTTCTTCTCAGCTTTTTTGATGGGGTGGTCAGACTTGACGGGGATGTCATCGATGTCAGTGGCAAGGTCATCAAAGATGCTTTCGGCCACACCAACCACTACTGTGCTGCCAGGATTCTGATTTTTTAATTCAATCATGTCAGGCAACAAAATGCTGGGGCAGAGGTGCAACTCTTTGCTGGTAAAGCTTGGGCCATAGGCCGGCACCTCTTCTTTGCCATTGACAAACGTGGTGCCTGTTTCTTTGTGCTTGTATGCAATCCATGATTCGCCGCCATCTATTGCCGTGGCGTAGGGAATTAAAGACGGGATCATCAGGTGAGCCTCACAACCCTCGCGCTGAGTCTCATCGTCAATTTGCTTTTTGTGATGGTCACAGCCCCACGCCGCGTTCTCAATAGGCGAGGCGTGGCAGCACGTTCTGCAATTGGCCTCGGCGGCCACACCGCCGTGACAATGTGTTTGGAAGTTGCACATCTTGCAGATGTAGTAACTTGGGTCATGGCTTAATGGTTCAGGCGATGAAATCTGGTTAATTAGCTGCTGGGCGCGTTCCATCAAATTGTCAAAGTGCGGTTTGTCAAACTCAACCCACTCGGTGTAGACCGCGTCAGTGTTCTTATTCACACCCATGTAGAGCGCTCTGGTCAATTCCATCAGGCCCATGTAAATGGTCATCTGGTCAAAGTGCTGGGGCTTTGAGCCGCGCACCTTAATCTTTTCTAACTCATTAAATGACTTGTCGTTGTGCGTCTTAAATTCAAGCACAGCCGCTGTCTGAGGCGCTTCAGGCAAGCCTTTGGCAATGCCGTCTAGTGAGCCACCAAAGTGGCCGCCGCAAGCGCTCACGCGAAACTGGTCACCGCTCTCTGGGTCTTTGTCCCAAACTTCTGCGCCAATGCCGCGCAGCTCCTCAACCAAACGCGACTCTTCACGCTGGCCAGTGCCAAACAATCTCAAGATGCGGCCAGTAAACTCAGGCGTTAACGCCCAGCGAAAGGTCAGCCAAACAAAGCGCTGGCACTGGTGGCCGATGATGGACGCGCCCATGTGGGGCCGGTGCTCTTGCGGTTTGGCCTCATACCAACGCACTATGGCGTTGGCTGTGGTGTGCTTAGATTCAGGAAGTTGTGGCATTTGTTTTTGCCTTTTTTTCTGTTACGCAATCAGCGCAAACAAAGCTTTTTAAAGTGCCATAAAACCTTATTTTTGCGCCTTTTTGTGGTTTGTCTTTTTGGCATTTCCAACAAAGCTGTTTTCTTTTTGCCATTAGTTGGTTGTGTTTACCTAGCGCGTCAAGTGCCGCGATGTTTTGTTTAACAACGCTAAATTTGGAATGCGTTTTCATAGCGTTTTCAACCCCAAGGCTTTTTGGCAGTGGCAGCCGGTGCAGGGCGAGCCACTGGTGCTGGCGCTTTAGCTGGCGCGGTGCCTACAGGGCTGTAACCCACAATGCGGTTGCGCGTGGAGTCTTTGCGGTCAAGCTCAATCGATGCCAAAAAGGGCTGGTCATGCAATGCTTCAGTTTCGGTCATGTCATCTATGCCAATGGCCTTGCACAGGGCCGCCAGAGCTGCTTGAGCAATGTCTTGTGCTTGCTTAGATGTATTGTCTACGTTCAGGCGCTCCCAGATGTGGCGGCCTGAATACTCGCCACTTAAACAATGCATCTCCAATTCAATGTAGTGGCCGGTGCCGGCTTGCGTTGATTTCACATCCGATTTGACAACCATCATTTCATACACACCGGCTGGCAGCGGCTCGAATGAGCGCGGGGCCATTGGTTCTACAGATGCGGCGTTGAAGTTAAATTGAGCCATGAAAATATTCCTTAGATTTTTGTTGAAAGTGCTGTGGCAAATGCGTCCCAACTGAGAGGCATATTTTTTAAATTGAAGCGGTTGCCGCCCATGTGCGCTGGGTGATGCTCTACGTGGAGAATTCGCTCGCCCGTTGTCTTGGCCTTGGATTCCTTGTTGCCGTAGCCAGCGTCAACTTCAAGAACTTTGATGCGCGATGATGCCCAGCCAATAACGTCAGCCCACTCACAGACAAGAGCGCTGGCGCGGTCATGCAGCTTTAAAACATATTGGTCATAGCCCTCGGACATGGGCGACTCAAAGCGCTTGATCTTGTCGTGGGCAATTAAAATCACGGCCATGTTGCGCTCAGTGCGCAGGGCTTCAAAGCCGGACAATAAAACCCGCCACTCTTCAGCCGCTGCAATGTAGCCCTTGCCATACCCAGCAGCCTCGATGGTTTCCCATTTATTTTTATGGCAAACGTGCTGGTGCAATAGCGGTTCAAGCCAATCTAAGGAATCTAAAAAGACTGATTCATAACTGTGCTTCTCAGACAGCAACGTGCCAATGGCCGCATAAACATCTTGCAAAGAATTGCAAAGTGGGAATGCGTTTGTGTCTACGTTGTCAGCGCCGTCTTCAGTAAGAATTCCAATTGCGTTAGGTGCTTGGGCTGCAAAAGTTGTCTTGCCGATTTTGCCGGGGCCGGCAATGACTAGTTTTGGAGCGCGTAGGCGCTTGGTCTTGCTGATGGATGAAATGTCAAATGCCATGATTTTCTTTCAGGAGTTATTCTGCAAACTTGATGGACACGCCGGTCTTAGCGGGTTTGGTTTCAATGGCACTGGAAATCTGCGCCCACAGCTTTGGCACATCAGCTCGCAGTGCTTTAAGCTTGGTTTCATCAGCTTCAGTTTTTGTTTTGATGGGCCTGATGTCTTCTGGCCATGAGCTGGTGAGCGCTACTAGAGCTGCTATGTCGCACTTGTATGTGACCTTGCCCACTAAGGTGATGTTGTTGCCCAGTGGCGTGTGGATGGTGACCGCGCCCTCTTCTTTAAGGGTTGAGATGTCAATGATCTTTTGCTCAATCTCTATGCGCTCTAAACGCGCTTGGTCTTCACGTTGTTTGGCGTAGCGCCAATCATTGGCCAGTTTGTCGATGCTCATGTTGTGGTTCCTGTTTGCGTTTGGGTTTGGTTGCGGTTAAGGTTTCAATCGTTGTGAATCGGTGAAGGTTTGCGCATTCGTATCGGCGGCGCATTGTCTTGTCAGGTCTTTGGCGGGTTTCTTTGACAATTGCCCATGTGCCGCAGTCAGGGCAGTTCATTAGTTTTTTGCTTTACGAATTGTTTCTATTGCTTTAAGACCCGCTTTTAAACCCTTCACGCGTTCTTCAATATTTTGAATAAGCACTGTGAAATACAAGTCTTTTGTAGGTTCATTTAAAGATTGAACAGTTATTGCAATCAAATCAACAGCAATGCATATAGTCACGCCGTGAACAAAATTGGCATTTTCTAACTCGCCAATTTCGTCAAAAAGTGGGAATATATTATTTTTCAATGTTTCATTAGCAGTTATTCGTATACGTTCCATTTCCGTGGTGCTCATATGGAACTCCACAAAATCAAAAGGTAGGACATGACCGCGCCTGAGACAAAGGCTAAGAAGTAACCGAGAGCGCGGCTAACACAGCTTGCCTCTGGGTAACCCACTTCAAAGGTGCAGTCAGATAAGTTGCGCGGGGTTGTTAGGTGGCTTTGTTTCATGCTTATCTCTGGTGAACCAACTCAGGCCAGATTTCCATCCAATCGGCATCAAACAATTCCTTGCGTTTGGCAATGCCTCTGGCCTCTAACACCACTGCTAAAACAATCAATTTGTCTCTGGGAATTCGGTTCTGTTTGCGCCAGCCAGATACGCTTGCTGGGTTGATGCGGCAGAGCTTGGCTGCTGCGAATGTGCCGCCTAAAGAATCGATGAGTTCGTTATGTGTCATGCCTCAATGTTAAGGAGACACAATTTCAATGTCAACAAAAGAATTGCAAACTAGGGAAAACCTGTGATAGGATCGCCTAACTTTATCAAAGGGAGGCCAAAATGGTCAGTACTTTAGAAGACAGAATCAAGGTGATGTCGCGTGATTTATCTCGCGGCTGGCAGAAGAAACTTGCAGATCACTGTGGTGTGAGCGCCCCCTCAGTCAGTGATTGGGCATCAGGCAAAACTGCTGTGCTTGAGTCTTCACATTTGCTTAAGTGCGCAGACTTCTTTAAGGTGTCGCCTAAGTGGTTAGCAACTGGCGAGGGTGACCGCGCAATCGATAAAGCAGCCAGCCCGGAGCAGCTTGATACCCGCCGCGTTTTCTTTGGTGAAGATTTAGCAGATTTACTTAGGCAGTTTGACAATGGTGACCAATTGCGCAGGGCCTACGCCGCCGCCGTGCTGGCTATTACCGGCATACGGGACGAGCCTAAATAAAAAGTCTTGCTTGGCGGTCATCAGCATCTTCTTTGTCTAAGAAATTGCTGACCTTAGTTGACCACTTCATGCACTCAGCTTGGTCTGTGAACACGCGGCGCACGTTGCTACGTTGAACATGAAAATTGGCCATTTCAAGCAGTAAAGGAAGCTGATCTGGACGCCCTAGAGAGGCTCCAAAGCGGAAATGATATTTTTCGCGGGGGGGGGGGGGGGGGGGGGGGGGGGGGGGGGGGGGGGGGGGGGGGGGGGGGGGGGGGGGGGG